GGGCTATGAAAACAAGCTTGGTGACAGCGCTACTTGGTATATCCAAGGCGGTCCTCAAGTTCGTTTCCCTGATGATGCTGAGCAAGTCGGTGCTGCCTCTGGCAAAACCGGTCTGAAGTTCAAAGTCACTAAGCGCCTGAGTGCATACGGTGAAATCTCTGCTGCTACCAAAGAAGGTATGGAGCTAGAGGGTCTCGGCGTTGGTACTAAGGCTGGTCTTAAGTACAAATTCTGAGTAACGTACGTTCATCCTCATGGAAGACAACATCTACGAACTACAATTTACAGCCACCTCTCTCCGCATGATGCACAAAGCAGTGAACTTCGCACTTGACCAATGGCCAGGTGGGGATCCTGTGGAGCAGCAATACTATGTTTATTTGAGAGATAGCCTGCAACGTGTACTCCTAGAAGAGACTTTCATGTTGGACGCATGACGCCACACCATGGAACGGGGGTGTGGTACTTCGGAGAAATTCAATGCCTACCGTTGAACTGCAAGCTCGCATCAAAGAGCAAAAGGCTGCACAAAAGCAAGCCAAGCTGAAGTATCGCGGCGTTACTTACATTAAATCTGGCAAGTAGACTTTTGGGGAGGTGCAATTCCTCCCCTGCCTATTGGCGTTGGCCCTACGGGACACCCTTCGCCGTCTAGACGGTGGGAATAGACCACATTAAAATCTATTATTAACAATATGGCACGCACTCGATTTGGGCGAGCCGGCGGAGACGCCTGGCCTGCTGCTCAAGTAACAACTTATGTGACTGCAGCCTCAACTGATCCATTGTTTATCCCCGGCAACCAAGCTGAGGGTGACAATCCTGCTAGTGGCTCCGTAGCACAACGGCTGGCTGATTGCCAGAACCTGGTGGGTAACCGTGACGATAGCAACCAAGCTACCACGTTGATCTCTCTGGCTGTCCGCCCGAAAACTCTTGCAAACTGGTAATTATTAAATGTCTGCACCTCTTATTTATGAAACTGCTCGTGTACCCATCACTGAGCAAGCTCCCTCTGGTCAGCCCCTGACTGGTCAAACTGTCCGCAGTGACAACCGTGTCTCTATGGACCCTGACACCTATGCCTGGGCTTATGTTGAAGGTCCTGCTACCATGGGTACTGCAGCTGCAAACCGTATTAAACTGGTTTGCCAAAACGCTATTGAACCTGCTGGTACTACGACTACCTACACCTGGTCTGCTACCTCTGCTGGTAGCGGTGTCATCACCTTTGAACAGGAAGATGGCACAGACTTGACCGGTGGTGGACTGGCTGGTACTGCTCTGGATACTATCTTTGCACACGTTGATGCTGCTGATACGTACACCTTCACCTGTGCACTGTCTAGCGATGCTACCAACCCTGCTAACGCATCTAAGACTCAAGTAACTGTCGCTACCTGACAGTAGTTTGGAGAGCACCTCAGAGTCGGACTCTCCTTTCTTTTGGCTTTTGGCCCTACGGGATACCCAATTGCCGAACGTTCGGTAAGACGTTGAATTTTACCACAAAAAAATTTTCAACTAAATATCTTAAAGCTTTAAGAGACTGTTAAACATACACTCTCTACATTACAATGGCAACTTTTAACGTACCCACTTTTGATAACAATGAAGTAAGGGGTACTTCTTTTGGTTCTGTTAACCGGAACCCTGGTCTTGGTCGTACTGGTTTCGGTGATACCGTAACTATCAACGGTCAAGTTGTGTCTGCATACGACGCTAAGTATGCAACTTATCTGAAACTGTTCACTGGTGAAATGATCAAGGCGTATGAAAGCGCTACGATCGCCAAGGGAACTGTTCAAAACCGTCAGCTGCGCAACGGCAAGGCTGCTCAGTTTATCTTCACCGGTCGCATGTCGGCTGAGTATCACACCCCTGGTCTGCCTATCCTCGGTTCTAACGATGGTGGAGCTGGTCTGGGTAGTGGTCTCCCCGTTGCTGAGAAGACCATCGTCATGGATGACCTGCTGATCTCCAGCGCATTTGTCTATGACTTGGACGAGACACTTGCTCATTACTCCCTGAGGAGTGAAATCTCTGCCAAGATCGGTCACGCTCTGGCTGAGGCATATGACAAGAAGATCTTCCGGACGATTGCTCTGGCAGCACGTGAAGCTCATCCTATCACTGCAGCTCCTGGTCCTGAGCCCGGTGGTTCTGTGATCCGTCTGGGTGCTAACAATGAGTTCAACGCTCAAGCCCTGGTTGACGCCTTCTTTGAAGCCGCTTCCATTCTTGACGAAAAGAATATGCCCAAGAACGGACGCACCGCTGTCCTCTCCCCTCGTCAGTATTATGCGTTGGTATCCCAAGTTGACACTAACATACTTAACAGAGACAGCCAAGGTACTAACCTGCAGGCTGGTTCCGGTGTGTACAGCATTGCTGGTATTGACATCAAGCGTTCCAACAACCTGCCTTTCCTGGCTGGTACTGTGACCACCGCTCAAGGTGAGAACAACGATTATTCCGGTGACTTCTCCAACCACGCTGGTCTGATCTACTATCGTGATGCCGCTGCTGTGGTTGAGGCTGTGGGTCCTTCGATCCAAACCTCTGGTTCGGACATCAAGACCATGTACCAAGGCGATCTTGTCGTCGGTCGCATGGCTATGGGTGCCGGTACTCTGAACCCCGCTGCTGCTATCGAACTGCAAGCTGTTTGATTTAGGAGACTAATATGATTACTCCTGGAACTAGTAGGATTGTCCGTAATACCAACGCTATGCTTCCTGGTGCATTCATTGAGAGTCGTACACTTAACCCTCCCTCTCCTGTAGAGATTGGTCGTACGGTTGTCAGTGGTGTGCAGGACAAAGCTAGCGATGGTTCTGTACTTCCCGCTACTTAATTTTTAATTATTTAATACTATGGCTAACCAAACTTCGGCTGCCGGTGACCAAGGTGTAGCTGGGACCCTTTCTGGGGGTCTCGGTAACCGTCCCGGTGGAGCCTTTGATGGTAACATGGATGGCAGCGTCAGCATTGCTGGCGATGAAGCTGTACGCTTCTCTGTCGCCCTGACTCAGGGTGGTGTGTTTGACGGTGATAGCAACTCTGCTACCCGTTCTAGCGTCTTCTCTGTTACTCAAGGTCTGCGTTTCGCATACCCTACTGTCGAAGCTGATACTCCAACTATCACTCGAACCTGATTATACTGGGGAGTCTTATGGCTCCCCTTTTTTTTAAAAAACTATGACCGTTTCTTCTTCCACATTTAAGACCGATACCGAACTATCCGCAGTCAACCAAGTGCTGGGAGCGATCGGTCAAGCACCAATTACTACACTTGATTACGCTAACCCTGAGATCTCTTACATCTACCAACTGTTGCAAGAATGTAACCGTGATGTACAGAGTGAAGGCTGGTCATTTAACACTGAGACACATGTCACCAAGACACCTGATGCTAACAATCAGATCTTAGTCACTGATGATGTCTTACAAGTTGACATGTCTGGTGATTTTAGAAACCGTAATGTCAATGTAATTGTCAAAGATAGTAAGCTGTATGACAAGGTACAGCACACCAATGAATTTACTAAAGCCAAAGGATTGTTAAACAATGACGGTACTATTGATCTTGATTATGTCTACCTTTTAGAGTTTACTAATCTACCCCAACCTTTTAAACGTCTTGTTATCTACAGGGCTGCTAGCCGTGCTGCTGCACAGCTGGTCTCTAACCCACAACTAGTTCAGATGCTACAACAGAATGAGGTTCGAGCCCAGGCTTACTGCATGGAGTATGAGTGCAACCAGGGTGACTACAGCATGATGGGGTGGCGTGATGGAACTGTGTGGGATTCCTATTCTCCTTCTAGTGCACTGCAGCGATGAGTACAATTAGTCAAACAATCCCGAACTATGTTGCGGGTATCTCAGAACAACCTGACCAACTTAAACTTTCAGGTCAGGTTAAAGATTGTGTCAACGCTCTACCTGACGTCACCAGGATGCTAGGTAAGCGTCCGGGATGTGAATTTCTACGTGAAGATACAGGAGCTAATGCACACCTGGGTAAATGGTTTGACATTTATCGTGACCCTAACGAGCAGTACATTGGTTCTGTAAGGACAGATGGTACCGTGGATGTGTTCCGTGTTGTAGATGCACCACTGCGTACCTACCGTAACAATGGTAACACAGCTGATGTTCAATCACGTGAGTACGTTGTAGTCACTAATCATGGGTCTGGTTTTACACCTGGCACTACAACTAACATTGCCACTACTAACACAACAGATGGTGCTGCTACTGGATTGACAGTTAACGTTACTGTTAATGCTGCTGGTTTAATTTCATTCGTTGAGATTAACCGTATGGGTGATCCAGCTGCTAATGCTTATGAGCATGGTGATGTTCTTACTATCACTGGTTTTGCAGCTGGTGCACAGATTACCTACTTCACTGGCTTAGCTGGTGAACAACTTAATGTTAAGTATGATGATGTTGGTCACAGCATCAATGATCTGAACACTGCAGGTACTACGGCACCCACAACTGCTGACACTACTTGTGGTTATTTAGTCCATACTGATAGTGACCGTATTAAATCACTGACTGTTAACGACACTACTGCGTTCGTTAATAGAGACACAGTTACAGCAATGACTGGCACTACTGAACCAGCAGCAGAAGCTGAAGGTTTCATGGAAGTTACAGTCTTAGCATTTAGTCAAGTATATCAGTTTAATATTAAACAGGGTGGCACTACCCATGAGGTTACTATTGCCGCTACTGGTGCAACATCAGCGACAGTAGAAGGCATTTTAGATGCATTCAAAACTGCAGTTGATGCTCTAGCTAACTTTACTTCAACTAAAATCGGTAACGGTCTCCATATTACTGCTAGTTCTGGTGGTGTCTTTTCTTTAGAAACTCCTGAACGACAGTTGATGAATGTCTTTACTGATGAGGTGCAGGACATTACCTTGCTGCCTGATCAGTGTCATCATCACTACCGTGTTAAAGTGGCTAACAGTGGTAGTCTCGAAGATGATTACTATGTTAGATTTGTAGGTGCTGATAGTACAGACGGTCAAGGTACATGGGAAGAGTGGCGTGATCCTGGTGTAGAAACTACGATTAATGCTGACACCATGCCACACATTATGTTCCGTCAAAGCGATGGTTCATTCCTGGTGTGTCCTACTCAATATGATGAGAGGCAAGTTGGTGATACTCTTACTAACCCAACGCCATCATTCATTGGCAATACTATTAACAACATCACTCTGTTTAGAAACAGGCTTGGCTTGTTGTCTAAGCAGAACCTAATCCTCAGTCGCCCTGGTGACTTCTTTAACTTCTTTGTATCGACTGCACTAGCTATCACTGCAAAGGATCCTATCGACCTATCAGCTGCGTCCCCTAACCCAGCTACACTGTTCGACTCTATTGAAGTTAACACCGGTCTTGTGCTGTTTAGTCGTACTGAACAGTTCATGTTGACTACTGATAATGACGTGCTGTCACCTGAGACAGCTAAGATTAACTTTGTGTCATCGTTCAACTACAATGAGAACGTTAGTCCATTCTCTCTTGGTACTACTATTGGATTCCTAAATGATGAAGGTAGTAACACCAGGCTATATGAGATGGCTAATCCTCCTAGAGAGGGACAGCCTGAAGTTATTGAACAAAGTAAAATTATATCTAACCTATATCCAACTGGTATTAACCGGATTGCTACATCTAAAAACAATACTATTGTACTAACTGTTGCTTCTGGTACTTCAGATATCTTTGGCTATCGATACTATAACACCACGGAGAGGCGTCTACAGTCCGCCTGGTTCAAGCTTAGGATGAGTGGAGATGTGATCTACCACACCATCATCCGAGACACCTACTGGGCGATTGTACGCAACCTAGATACTACCCCTAACCCTGACGTTAATATCGTTACCATCCAAAAGATGGAGCTGAAACAGAACGATGGTACTGTAACAGTTAACAATGCTACACAAGGTATCATTACGTACCTTGATAATAAGCGTGAAGTAGCTAGTGCTGACATGACGTACAGCGCAGCTAATGATACTACTACGTTTACGTTGCCTTGGACTTATGATGAAACTAAGTTCAACTCAACCACGTTTGAAACTGGTCTAACGGTATTCCAACTTGGAGATGGTGCTGATGGTCGTGCTGTTGATCTTGTATCAGCCGGTGGTACTCCTGCTCGCATTAACACAATTGATAGCACTAACTTCCAAACTGTCACCTTGCGTGGACGGTGGGATGAGCAAACCGATATTGCAATCACTAACGCTGCTACTGGTGCTAACCTAGCAACTGGTAAGTTTACTGGTCTTGGTACTACAGGTGGTACAGGCACAGGTCTGCTGCTTGCTGGTGAGGTGGATGTAGATGGTAACCTAACTAAAGTACAGATTGTGAACCCTGGTTCAGGTTATACCACAGGTGATGTGGTTACTATCCAGGCTTCTGTTGGTACTGCTACCACTGCTACCTGCACACTAACCATTACTGA